CTGGTTATGCCGCTGGCCCACGAAGCCACCGCCATGCTATTGACAGACATATCGATTCAGGATTAGTCGAGAAAGAGATTGGTCAGACAGAGCACAGCCAGTGCGATGGCCAGTCCGATCAGCACAGAACCGCCCAAGCAAGCAGGCCAGCGGAAAACGTTCCGATGGAGCACAGAAAGGCAACAAGCAGGCCGGCCATGCGGTCAAACTGCTCACGGCGCTCAGCAAGGCTGGCCAGGTGATATTGGTGATCCATTACGCAACCTCCCAGACGAAGCGATCACCGACCGGCAGGAACGACTGGTAACGCGAACGGGCCTTGGCAAGATCCTTCTGCAGCTGCCGGATAGTGACGCGCATCGATGCCAGCGTGGCTTCGTCGGTGACGTAGGGAAGGGTGTCCAGCTTCCCCTGCAGGCTGATTTCGAGCGAGCGCATCTGGAACTTGGCGACGGAACGAAGAACGACATTGAGCGGGCGTTTCATGGCTGCCTCCGAAATGGAAATAACTGAATTACTGAATGATTAATCTGCGGACGGCACGGGCCCGGAGCTCGCTGAAGGTGTAGCCGCCGTACTGGCCGCCGTCGCCGAAGCCCTGGTACCAGGCAAAGTCCGAATCGACTGCGTGCTGCGAATTCGACCAGTAGGCCGCTTCCTTGAATTCGCTCTTGAGCGTGGCAAACAGCAGTGCCTGCTCGACACGATTCGGGAGGTCGCCGCCCTGGTCGGCTGCCCACTTCATGGCCTGCTTCCATGTCTTGTCCTCAACTTCACCCGGCAGCAGGATGGTGTGGTGACGGTGGGCGCTTTCGCCGCAGATGATGGCGCCGAGGTAGATCTCGCCTTCGTTGAGGGTGGGGACGTCGAGGCTACTGGTGGTCTCTGGATTCTTAACTTCCGGCTTGTTCGGCGAGAAGCGCTCAGCCATGTTCCAGAATTTGATGGCTTCCATGATCTCGGACTGGATCGGGCCGATGCATTCGCACTCGGGGCAATCGACGGCGTATTCGCCCGGGCGAACTTCGTCAAGCTCGACGTCGTCGTGATTGCAGAACGGGCATGGGTTGATGGTGGTCATGTCAGGCAGCCTCACGTTTCAGGTAAAGATTTCGTGCGTCATCGAAGTCGCTAGGAACAGTGAGACGCTTCTTGTTAAAGCTTTCATCCCATCCGAAGGCGCCCTCGGGGAGTGCTTTGCATTCATTTCCGCGATAGGTGTTTGTGTAGCTGCCGTGCAGGAAGTCAAAATCGAGCACTTCAAGGCCTAGTTCTTCAAGCTTCCGGCGCATCGAGAATCTGGCCAGATCACGCGCTCCGTCTTCGGAAAACTCGCGGCCGTTCCATGTAATGTCGAGCCAGGCAAAAGCATCCCTTGCCTTGTTAAATACGTTGATTGAGTAAGCGATGCGGCAATTGAACATTGGCAGTTCTGGTTTTTTCTTTGCCATGGAGCTCTCCGAAATCTGCTGCCAGCCCGCTTGTCTGTCGGTGGGGCCGGCTAAACCGTTGCTGGTTGGCTATTCGCCGTTAATGTCGCGGGCGAACTGCTTGGCCAGCTTGGCGAGGCCTTTGCCGGTGATGCGAACCTGGTCGCGGATACGCTCGTTGCCCATGGCATCCATGACGATGTTCGACTTGTGTTCCAGATAGCCGGCCTGAATGCGGTCTTGGTAGCCGATCCAGCTGCTGCAGCCGGCGCGCTTATAGATCCACTGGTTGGCAGACATCCATGCGATCAGGTCTTTCGGGCGCTGCTGCAACTCCTTGGCGGCATCGGTCAGGCACAGCGAGCCGTCGGCGCCGGCAATGAGGTCGTAGCCATTGGCCTTCGGCTTCATCTCGTCGATCTTCTCGTCGTAGGCCGCCTGCTCTTTTGGAAAGACCTCTTTAAAGAAGTCCCTCACTCTATCCGGATAAGAATCGATCCGATCCTTATAGATCCCGATGATGTTTTTAAGAGAGTCGGCAGTATAGGTCTCGTTCAGCTTCTTGAGCTTATAGAGAAGCTCTCCCGCTTCTGTCGCCAGGTACCATGGGTCGTTGACATTTACCCTAACAGGATTCAACTCCTGGGCGGTCTGAATAGTTTTAGCAAGTTTCTCCATCGCGCCTGTGTTATGAAGCTTCTCCTTGCCGGTATGAGTCCGAAGCTTCAACTTGTTCAACTGGACCAGAAGAGCGGAGTCCTGAACGACTGAAAGATTGTCGAAATCTTCCCTTGACACCTTCTCGCCACCGATCTCGGTAATCTCGTCGTTCTCTTCGCCCTTGTAGTTGGCGTATTCAGACTTCAGCTCGTTCTCGATCCGTTCCGCCTCGAGCTCGTCTCTGCCTTCAAGTTCTTTTGTTACGTCATCTTCGAACCTTGCTTGTTCGCTGTAATCCTCTTCGAGGTCTTTACCCCAAGCAGCAGACTCCTGTTCTTTCGCCCTCTTCTCGAGGTCGAGTGGTCCCTCTTCATCAATGGTCTCCCGTACCTTCAGTTCTTCCGGGGAAAGAGGGTTGAGATCTTCCTTCTGGCTTAAAGTTTCTTCGCCGAACGATTTCTTGTAGACGTTCTCAATGGCGATTCGGGCTGCTTCGGCATATTCCTTTCGGTATTCCCGGTTCTTATCGATCGTGCCGTCGGAAGCCTTTTGCTGGTATTCTTCCAGAAACCTGCTGCCGATACCGGCAAAGTCCTGTGAGACGGTCGGGACGTCATGGGAGATAACAAACTTCTTGCCGTTCCAGGCGTACCAGTCCGAAGTGCTTGGGTCAAAGACGTGAACAGGCTTGCCTTGGGAGATCGCCACCTTGATCGCCCGGAGAGTCTCTTGCGGCCTGCCGTTCTTCATCTTGTCGACCGAGATGACGGTGTCGGACTTGTCAATCTCGATCGCCCTTAAAGCCTGCTGCCGTGAGGCAAAGTCCCTTTCGACGATCTTATAGCCAAGGGCTTTTCCCAGAAGGGCGTAACCAGCTTCCAGCTCTTCATTGGAGAGTGATTCCAGTTCCGACTTGTTACTTTTTGCTGACAGTTCCTTTGCTGATCTTGTTTCTTCCTGAACACTGTGGGTCGACTTGACCTTCCACTTGTCGCCAATCCTGTCCCAGAGTGATTCAGCACCAGGGGAAGCGATCGCATGGTGGGTCACTTGATCCGGTTTCAAGGTCGGTTGTTCGATCTTCTCATACTGGATCTGGTGGGCACGGTCGATGTGGGGAGCGACATTCTTGTTGAAATAGCCGATGTCCCGGTTTTCCAAGTCCATCCATTGTTTGGCAGTTAGGCCGGAGCCTTTCAGGGGATAGAGCGGTTTGGTGATCCGGACTTTCGTAGAGGATCCATCGAGCCCATCGAGGTCGAGAGTGTCGCCTTCTTTCAGGTTCTGGAATCTTTCAAGGTTAGGGTCGGCGTCTGTTATCGTTAGGGCCTTGCGCTTGCCGGCAATGACAGATTTGATGTCGTTCTTGTCTGCTCCTGCCTTGGCCCGAAGGATAACATCAGCCATCGGAACCCTTTCACCCTCTGCGTTCACCGACTCGGTGGACATTCCAGGCTGAACACTCTTGGCATAGTTCCATAACTTCAAGGCGTGGGCCTTCACAGCCTGCCCAAACTGGTTGACCAACTCCTTAGAGAACTGGGCGAAAGTCTTTACCTTGGCGTGGATAGCCTTCACCGCATCGATCATGTACTGGGGGGTAACCTGAATGGAGCCTTCGTTACCACCAAGGCCGGGCTTCTTGGCAAGGCCTTGTTTGTTTACTGCTTCCGTTACCTGGGTGATGACATGGTCTTTGCCGAGCTGTTCTGCGGTGACTTCCTTAGCGTTGACGGCTTGAGGCAATTCCGGAACAAACTCTTCTGGCAACGACTTGTTCTTGATGATCTCTTCGATCTGCGGGTAAGTCATCGCATCGAGTTCGTCAACGAGGAATCCACGGTGCAGGAGTTCGTTCAGTTCGCCCCTGTCGACCAGCTGGAGCTTTCTCGACAGGGTCTTGTGGCGAGGGACAATATCGGTCAGTTCTGCAGGCTGGACTAAGCCAGCTTGCTGGCTCTGTTCGGCAGGCTGGACCTGTTCAACGGGTTGAACTTGATTAAGCGCTTCGTGTTGTTTCAGAAGCTCGTCAAAATGAAGCTCGTAAGCGTTCCTGACAGGAGAGCCTACCTCGAGCGATTCAATGCCATTGTAGAGCGTATCGAGTCGGCTCTCACGTTCTTGTGGAGCAAGGGTTGCAAAGCTCAACCGGTCGTTGACGATCCCCTCGTTGTTCTCGTACTCGAACCGTTCGGTTCTTTTCGCAAGAGTCCGCTCAAGGTTCTCGTATTCCTTCATTCCCTGGTCGAGGTACGGGTCGTTATCCCCGAGAGTCGAGACGAGTTCCAGTTGCTGGTCGAGTCTCTCCTGAAGACTGGCAAGCTCTTCCCTTGATACCGGCCCGATCGGTTCTTTTAACACCGGGTCGTTACCGGCAAGAACAGCCTCACCTGCGGCATCTGCCATCTTCTTCTGTTGGTAAACCGTTGTGGCCGTAGGGTCGCCGGTCAGGTTCACCTCGTCAACAGTATTCTGAACCTGCCGATCTGTCGCCGCCCCTATGGTGTTCTCTGCCTTCCTCTTTCCTTCGGCAAACCTATTAATCGCCTTGACCTGCTGTTCGTGCTTTAACCTGTCATTGACACCAAACACTCCAAAGCCGGCACCGGAGACAACGGAAGTCAGTCCGGATTCAATCATCGCCTCTTTCGTATGACCCTGTCGCCACTCTTCGGGACTGGTGATACCGGACACCACCTGACCAGCCTGAGTCGTTTCACCTTGGGCCATAAAGTACGGACCTTCAACGAGGGCACCACGGGTCATCTTATTAAGAACTCCGCCAGCCCCGCCGGCAAAGATCTTCTGGCCCATCGACATCGGGGCTGACAAAACCTTTCCACCGGGAAGTTTCGATAGTCCATCAGCTCCTGCCTTCAGGACATCGTGGATCTTGCCGTGCTGGATAGTACCGGGAATTTCCCTGACCTTATTCTTGATCATCTCCTTCGGGAAGGCTGATGCTGTCGCCGGGTTGCCCTTCAAGTACCTCATCGCCGGGCCCATCGCGGCGAACATCCCGCCTTCGATCGCTGCCGGTACTGCCGCTCGAGCCATCGCCTCGTAGCCGGTATAGTCCTTTCCGTGGGCTATGTCGGTATTTTCCGCAAGGCCGCCAAGGCCAGCAAGAACAGGTAAGGCCGCCCCACCTGTTGCCGCCCCTGCCAGAATCCAGGGGATACCGCCTTCAATGACATTCTGGGCGATCTTCTGGCCGCCGTGTTCCTGTTCGAAGCGAGGATCTCGGGCATAGAGACCAGAACGCAGGGGATCGTCGTTCCACTCTTGCAGCTCACCTAACTTCGACCTCGTCTTCATCAGGCCGGTATAGATCGGGTTTTCTAAGGGACGTACGCCTATTGCTGCACCACCCATCTCGGCAGCACCAGCTATAGCACGAAGGGGCAGATCTGCCACGCCAAGTGCCGACCTGCCTACCGACTTACCCCATTCTTTCCACCACGAAGGACCAGAGGAACGATCAAATAGCGGCATAAGTTTTAGTACCTTCCCATATACGGATCGAGTGCACCACGAGCTCTTCTATCAAGATCTTCACTACCGGGCTGCCCTAAGAGAGGAGCGATATTGCCGATATTGTTTGGAGTGACGATGTTCGGATTGCTGTAATATCCTTGCGGCATCAGACCACGAAGAGGATCAGAACTTATCGCTGCCTGCTGCGCTCTGCCCTGCTGGTTGACACCAATCCTTCCTGTTCTCGCCTGATAGGCATTGGTCCCTGCCTCCCTTTCTGATACCCCTGCCATTCTGCCCTTATAGACGGTGTCGGCTTCCATACCGGGGATACCGAGTCTTTGCAAGGAATCTCTTTGCCCGGAGTTTCTTTCAAAATCGTTCATCGCATCGACGTTCAGTTTCTGGCCGGCGGTGAAATTGTTCGACCTGCTTTCGCCCGCCTGAGACCGTGCTCCAACACGAGAGCCGTACGCTCCAGCAGCACCTTGCATCGCAGCACCCGCCATCTGGGCCATCGCCGCCCTTTGGCTCTTGCCTTGCCTGCCCCAGCCGAACATACTATGGGCGTCTTCCATAGCCTTACGAGCCATGGTGTTCCAGTCTTCGCCGCCGGCGGTCGGGTTGTGCCGGACAGGCGTTACCGTCTGCATCGGGCTCTGCTGGCCGGAATAGGAAAGAGCACCTGTTGGATTACTCGTCGCCAGAGGTGCCGCTTCTTTGCCCTGCTGCATGTCCTTGCCGTAGACTTCCCGAAATCCGTCTGTTTCCGGTCCAAGTGCCGGCTTATTTAAAAGTGCCATAGGTATCTCTCCCTTTTATTCGGTAACGTCTTTGTTCTCGTTGTACGAAGCAGAGTTGCTTGTCGAGTCGGAAGCAGACCCGGAACCCTGTGCGCCGATCGAAGCTGTCGCGGATACACTCGTTGCGAAAGCGGACAAAATTGAGGCGTTCAGCTGGGCAAGTGACTTCATCCCTTCGATCCTTAGGTTCAGGTAATTCTTCATCTGCTCTATGCGATTTGAGTCAGTTCTAAAGTACGCCTCGCTCTTGGCAGAGGCACCCTTCACATCTGAATCGTACTTCTGGGTCGAGGCCTGAAGTTCCTTGCTGCCCACTTCGACGTCGGCCAAATAGCCATCCATCTGGGTTTTGAATATCGTAGCCTGGGCGTTTGCTTTAGCGGCCAAGGCGTTATAGATTTCGGCGACCACCTTCACCTTTGTCATGGCGGCCTCGAAGGTTCGAATGGCAATTTCAGGAGCGACCTTGGCCGCCTCAAGCGACCTGCCCATATCGGCGGTATGTTTCGTCTCCATGACGTTTTCGAGTTCGGTCCCTGTCTTTAAATAAACTTCCTGCTGCTGTCGGGCCAGTTCTGCCATCTTGACGGTGATGTCTTTCGAGGCCGTTTGTCTCCCCGCCAGGTACTCCTGGTGGAGTCTTCTCTTTGAGGCCAACAAGGCCCCGTCTGGTATGCCGAGGTCTCCTGCCGACACTTCCGACCATTCCTCACTTGCCGCATCGAGCCGGTCTAAAAGAGCCTGTTCGTCACGTAGTTCGTTACGGGCGTAAAGCGCCTCTTCGACATCTGGTCCTAAGCCGGTACCACCATTCTCTACCCCATCGATCAGGTGTGCCTTTAGCGCCTCACGCAGTTCAGAGGCATAGGGAGAGTCGGAGTAATCGAAATTCGGAATCGGCACGTCGACATCGGGAAAGGCCATCGTCGGGAAATCGAGTGTCGGAGCAACCGGCTTCTCCCCTGTCGAAAGAATGTATCGGACGAAATCGGGGTCTTCATATTCCGGGTAGAGTTCCATTGGGGTCAAGCCGGTCAGCGAATCCTGTAGTGCGGCAAACTGAAGTTTGGCGGCGGCGTAGGACTCGTTTATTTTGTAATAGGCACTCTGAAACTTGCCCTCAACAGCATCTATTGCAGCGTTAGCAATGGGCATCGCTGCCCCGGCAGGGGCTACATATCCTGGCATGGTTGCTCCTTTAGTTTGATAATATGCACATCGCCGCGATTGTTTACAGACGTTCCTTTGGGAAGCGTGATTTCATAGATTTTGGTAAACGCCGCCCCTATGTCGCCGGAATAAATCTCTACTTTTGATATTGAACTTACTTCCGAGTTGTTACCCACAACCACCTTCTTGCCCACTATATCAACTGTTGTCAGATTGGAAAAATCATGAATACCCGCACCCGATGGCCTAACGACTGTTCTGGAGAAGGTCGCCGCATCGTCAGTGGACGTAAGAATGGCTATTTCTTCCGATAGTGCTGACGCAAAAGTTGGATACATTGCCACAAAGTTGATTCCGCTATTCCTGATCTGCATTGATTCGCATGTCCACAAATACAGATTTTCAGCATCCCCAGCAGTCCATACTGGTACCCCGTTCCTTACTATCTTTCCTAATTGCGTCCCGGTGGTCGGGGATTCCTCAGAGTACATCAACACCCACGTTTCACCATTTGCCGCCAACGACATACATTCGGCAAGGGGGAAATAGCCTGTATTGTGGTTGTAAACGGTGGTAACTGCCTTGCTGGTCACATCATACTTATCAACAGAGAAGTCGTTGTAAGAACTCAAATAACTATAATAGACGCTCTTCTTGTCTCCTTTGCCCGTTACTGCAAGATACACAGGGGCAAACATTTTATTTTGCGTCAATTCAAGCTGAAAGGTCTTACCTTTGTCCTTAGATACATATAGCCTGTCAATTGATATTCTGTAGCTTGAATCAGCGGGCAGCCTGTCCCATGTGTATGTTGCTGAATGTATCCAAATCCAGCCGTCCTCGTCAGTTTTAACATCAAAGAAAGTCCAGTCTCCAAACTCAATTATCTGGTAGGGCTCCTCAAAGGTCTTGCCGAAATCTTTTGAGCACATACACCACAACGCCCCGTAAGTAGGGTCATCACTCGGAAGAAACCAAAGCAAGCCGTCTTTCGTTAATGTGGTGCGAGTCCCTAGCCTGTCATAAGCGGCTGGCTGGGAAACATTTTCCGGCACCGCCTTGTACTTTTTCCCGTTTTCAGTGGACCAAAGGTAACGGGTAAATGGTGCGTATATATCGTCACCGTCAGCATATGTGATGATGTGCTTATCTACCAACAACACTCTGTCCCCCTTACTAAACGGCTTATGAATAGCAACCTGATCCCAGCCGGAGACGGACCAGGCAGTCATCACCGTTCCATCTGCGTACTTGCGGGGTGGCAGGGCATAGGTGCCATACCTGTTCACGCTCCGTAACTGGTAGAGCATCCTGTTCGCTTCGCCAAGATAGGCCTTACAACCCAACTCGTCGCCCGAGGTATGGACTCGCGTCCGTGTGCCAAACATGCTGAAGGTTGCCATAATCACACCTATCGTCAAAAGTAATGCAATGAAGATTTTCATCTTTTACCGCCTTCGTAAGCTCGACTACCGTCTTCGCTTCAGGGCAGCCGCCCGAACCTCAACCCTTCTTATATCCATCGCAGCGCCAGAGGTATTGGTAATTCTCCATCTCCAGTTGTGTCCGGTAATCCCAAGTGAAGCTTTAAAGCGTTTATTTCCCACCACCCCATCGCCGGTCGCAATATACGACTGACCGGTTACTTTATCGTCCTGGTAGAGAGACAACCCGCACGAACCGTTCAGGTTGGTAAGGAGGAATAGATCGGAGACGCTTTTAAGAGAGTCGACAGCGAGTTTTGACGACCCGCCCGAGACGGCTATCGCTATAGCAGTCCCGGCATCGGTTGTTCCCTCGAGGGAGTAGATACTGTTCTTCACGCCGTAGATGACCCCGTTAAACTCGAAGAACGAATCAAAAGAATAATTCAGGTATTCGGTAACCGACCTGTTAGAGAGGTTCATCGAGATGGCGGCATAGGAGCCCAGGACCTCAAGGGCACCTGGTAATCCGGAGAGACCAGAAATGGTACCCGATATCGTTCCTACAGGAACGACGTATCCAGTTAAAAGACCGTCGAGACCAGAAAGCGTTCCGGAGATGAAGGCGATCTTGTGAGCTGTTGCGGTGAGAGATCCTGAAAGTCCCGAGAGCGTTCCCGAGACTTGAACGGTACTGCCACTCGTACCTGAAAGCAATCCCCCAAGCCCCGGCAGAGAACCGGAAAGGTACGCGACCCGGTCGGACATACCGGTCAAAAGACCTTCGAGACCAGATAGTTCTGCCGAAATCGCAGAATAGTACTGATCACCCGCAAGGTCTCCTTCCAGGCCAGGAAGAGATCCGCTTACCGTGACGCTAGGACCAGGACCGTACAGACCGGAAAGTATTCCAAAGATATGATTTGCCATAATTCTCCCTACCTGTTATCTCGTCGGAACGGTGTTCCAGTTAACTGTCCGGTAGTTGCCTGACGGGACACTCGACCACATCACCGAATTTCCCGCCGGAGCTTGAGGCACCGAACTCCAGGACATTGCCCGATCTTCTTGCTCTTCTGGAGGTGGTGGTGGCGGGAAGTCAATGGTAAAACCGGTAAGCGCTGGGCTGCCGAATTGTGGCGAGGCGACGGTTGATCGCATGATGAAGTAGCCGTAGTGTATTCCAAGAAGAGATGCCGTCGCCAGCGTAGGTGCTGCGGTAAAGCCAGAAAAACCAAGCAGACCTTCCTGCAAGCCAAGGAGGTCTGCCAGGGCAAAAGTCGGTGATACACTTGTTTCGGGAAGGGTAAAGGACCCAATTTGGACGATATCCAGTCCTGCTGGCGAAAAGGTCGGTGAAACCAACGTATCTGTCTGGGTATACACCCCTTCGCGTATTCCGGTCAGGGCGGGAGAAGAGAAAGTCGGGCTGACTGCCGTAGCGGGAAGAGTGATTATTGCCGGTGGAGATCCCACATCGAGACGTACCGTTTCCGCTTGGTCGTTAGTGAGGATATAGTCAAAGACCCGAACATCGTCAATATTGCCGTCATAGGCCCAGGTAGACCCTGCATCAGCAATATTTCCAATAGTAAACGGTGCAGACGTGACACTTATCGCATTGCTGAACGCAGTCGAAACATCAGAAATAACGCAACCGGTGACTTCATCCCAGACGACAAAGCCCCTTGTTTTCGTCGCCTCATTCAGCTTGAAACAAACGGAATACCATCGATCGGCGGCGATACCGTTAACGTCGGCACCAACACTGCTCGAAACCCCGGAATTGTACCCGTAGGTAAAGCGCAGATATGTGTCATAACTTTCAATATTGAAACTACGCGCATTCCCTGCGGCGTAATATTTTGCAAACAATGTTTTTTGTTCGTTTGCGATGGAGGTAATTTTAAATCGACAGAATACCGTCAGCAGATTGGAGGATGACCCGCTTTTGAACGGGAAACCGGTATCGAGATTTGCGTCAACAATGCTCAACCACTCGTTGTTCGCCCTGGTAAAGACCGCACTACACCCGCCCTCGGTATAATCCACATCGTCTTCGACTACGGTGTTATTGTTGGTCAGAGTGTTTCCGCCAACTGAGTCGGTAGTTAGCGTGCCACTCTCCATCCTCCATTGTGCTTTCGGGGCGGTGACTTCTACCGGCTCAAAAGCGGGAATATCGTCATAAATGGAAAGTTCGCCAACAGCACACCAGACGTTTGTTGTGGCGAGATACCGGGCGGAAACTCGTAAGCGGTAATAGGTAAACGCAGAATAGGTATCTAAAATATATAGCGGGGAATTACTGTTATAGGTACCATTGAAACCCGTCACCGATTTCAGGTCTGTCCAGTCGATGCCATTGTTCGACCCTTGCAGCTTGAAATCCTGCGGCGGATTCCAGTTGCTATGGTTTCGTGGCGTAAATTTGAACGACCTCGCCGTTGCCGCTTCTGGTAACTGTATCTGTAACCATGCCGGAGCTTCGTCGGTTATGGCACTGTTTTGCGAAATCCAGACAGAGGTGGTCCCGTCCTGCCGAAAGGCATACCACGCCAGATAGCTGGAACTGTAATCTCCACTAGAGGAAACCACATAACCAGACGGAGCGGTAAAGTCGGTCATCGCGGGAGTTATCAGCGCCATGCGTGGTCCTTAGTATTGAACAGGGTTGGCAAGCGATCCGGTCATGGTCTGCCCGTCTGTCGCCGTCTGCGGATCTGCCGAAGAATCCTTTACACTCACCAGCTTTGCCCCTGTCATGGAGTTTGATGTGTTACACCAGAGGGCGCAGTAGGAAGCAGGACCAATCGCCCCACCGGAAGCGGTCCATACGGCATCGCTGGTGTCGATGTTGGTATTCGAGGCTACCGACCCTTGCCCAAGGGCCACACCACCTTGGGTATAGCCGTATCCGGCAGAAAGCTCTCCTGCCATTCCAGCTCCGGTCCAGGCATCGGTTGTGGTGTCTAGGGCCGATCCACCGGTTCCGTGGAGGGTCACAAAGTAGTACATCGCTGCCATGGTGGTTGCTTCGAGCTTTCTGAAACCAAGGCAGTTTGTCTTGTCAGCCATAAAGACTCCTTAGCTTAGGAAGCGGGGTGAGAGATGGCAACAGTATCGATCGTAGTTGTAGCACCAGAGGTCAGTGAGGTAGAACTCATGGTCATAATCGAGCCTGCAGTTGCGATATCCATATCGAGCCGGTAGAGAGTAGTGCTCGCTCCGCCAGCATCGGCAATCGAACCGCAAAGACGTGCCCAGCCGGCAGTGCCCGTTGCTGCGTTCACACCACTCCAGGTGCCAGACTTGGTAATCGATCCGGAAGCGGTGGCTCCAAACAGAAGACCGTTGGCAGCATCGACCCCACCAGCGAAGTCAACGTCAGTTGTAGTTATACCGCCCGTTCCCGTCAGGGTAATGTCGGCGGTATTGATCGAGTCGCCAAGTCCAGGAAGAGGCTTGATGGTAATAACGGCAACAGCACTGGTAGCTTCGTAACCGTGCCACCAGGTGCCCTTGTTTATTTGGGTACAGACATCAACTGCAGTTTGGGTCAGGGTAGCGTTAAAGGCTACCGGGACAGCGGCAGAAAACTGGTTTGGTGCTAAAAGTTCCGTTGCCGCCGCTGTGGCAGCAACACTGGTTACCGACCCCGCCGTCCCAGCGATGGTACAGGTCGCACTGGCCCTAACCTCTGCAGTACGTGTTCCAGAAGCAGAAGTAATGGTACAAAGCAGTGTTCCTGATGGTGCGGTGTCTGCTGTTGCCGGCTGGGTGCCGGAATAGATCTCCAATTTGCCGTTTTGATACGCCTGCTGAAACGACCCGCCGTTCATGACGAAATTTCTGTATCCTGTTGAGTAGCGAAAGCCCATGGTTATCCTCTCCTTCGGACCGTCTCCCGACGGTGTGTTGTTTTATCTATACGCCGCGATGTAGTGATGCTGGCCGTTGGCCTTTCTGATAATGCTTGCCCCTGTCGTTCCCGCTGCCGGCTTGTACCGCTCTACCGGCAGCTGACGGATCTGTCCTGACGGCAATCCCAAACACGGCCCTTCGCTATTCATGAATACCGGATACCGCCCTTCCATCGACAGGCCATCTATTTGAGAGGCATCTTCATACTGGACAGGAAGGTCGAACGCCCGGTGTTCCGAAACTTTCACAAAGGGCATTTTGGCAAAGGAACTGCCCTCTCCGAAATAGACTCCTTTGGTCGTCCCGGCATAGAGTCCGTTCAGACACGGGGCAAGAAGGACCCCTTCTTCGGGAAAGCGTTTTAAGCCTGATTCGAGGTCGTACTGCCCTATCTTTCCGGTATCTGATTCGTAAAGGATGTTGTCGCAAAAGGTATAGAGGTGGCCGCGAAAGAAGCAGATCGCCTGACCGGCGGGAAGGATCCCCTTGTTCGGGTCTGTCGGCCGACCAAAGAGCCGGGCAACCCCATTGAAATATTCGCCAATCACGCTGCCATTGGTAAAATAGATCCTCCCAGCCGCCGCCGTATAGCGCATCCTCGTATCGTCTCCTATTACCAGGAGCGGACTAAAAACCCATTCCCCAGGGAGAAAGGAGTACAAGGTGCCCCCTTTGACGCAAAGGCAGGAGAAACCGTCCGAGAAGGCGGAATGGCAGACAAAGGAACTTTTAAGAGTCTGCCCGGGCCGCATGTCGATCCCGTAGCCGTTGTTAATATCGATATTAGTCGCTTCGGACAGGTCGGTTGCGTGGTAGACAGTATCGTCTTCCGTGGCCTTCCTGATCGGTTCGGACGGCACATCACTTGCCGCTACCCGATTATTCTTTCCTCTAAACTGTTCGTAGACAACGTCCATAGATTACCTGAATGCGGCGTGCGAGCCGTTCGATTTGAGTCGGTCGTCAATGATCGTTTCTTGTCTCTTGATCTCGTCCAAGTCAGCCTGAAAGAGGGCAAAGTAGTCTGTTGCCTTGCCCTGGTCGATTGTTTCCGCATCGTGCTTGGAAAACATCTGCCACATTACACCGTTTAGGAAGAAATCGTGGTAGGCGCTTTTAAACTCGGGAGATTCACTGTCGAGCACAAGGTCGGTAAGGGGCAGTCTTCTGACCTGAAGGAATAGGGAATCTGCCTCTTCTGCCCGGGCGTTCAGGGCGATCTTCCCAGAGGTCAGGTCTGTTGCGTATTCGGTTGGAATACCGATCGTCTGTTCCCACCAGGGGTTTTCCTGCCATTTGGTAGAAGAAACTTTCTGGAGCTTCCAGGCTCTCGTCGCCCACTTAACCTCGTCGACCCGGAGAACTAACGGAGAGAGGGCATAAAGATACGGGCAGACGTTTTTGTGGTAGAGCCAGCCGTCTGCTGTATTCGCCCAAATGTAGTCCTTTGTCCCTGCGACGTAGGTGGTATAGGTTGTTGGCACACAGGCGATGGTGCAGATGGAAGCGATCTCGGTATCTTTAATACAGAGCGTCTCCCGGGCGATAGTACGATAGATCCGGTTGATATAGCGGTTCATCGTGGCAATCGGCCAGAGCCGGTCGGCATCTACCGTCGAGACCTCCCGGGCCTTGTCCCACGCTTCGGTGCGTATTTCAGCAAGGGTCATGGGTTAAAACTCCTCGTGGGTAATCCCTTCGTAGGCAGCGTCCATCATCTCGTCCAAAACCTTAAAGCCACAAAGGGCTTCGATGTTGTGCTTCTCGTGTCGGCCGTCTTTTACCATATTCGGCGGCAGGATTTTGATGGCGTTCCGCATCGACTGGATCTTGTCCTCATCGTTCATCTTCATGCCGTTGTACTCTTCGATCGCCGGAGCAACCTCATTTACTTCCATCTTCTGTATGGTAGATGAAACCTTCTCCGGAACGCCTTTGTCAGCCGACTCCGTAGCTGCTAGGATCTTCTTTTGGAACTTGGCCATAGGGTTACCCTTTCCAGTTTTTTAACAGGTACGGCGTGTGGTAGCCGCACTCGTTGATCATTACAAACATCCCATAACGTCTAGCGATTTCGTTTCTATAATCATTATCCTTGTAGGTTGCGGTCTGCCGTTCGTCGATCACTAGCTCGCCATTGTGGACTTCCACCTTGCCTCTCTTCACCTTCGGCGACGTCTCCTTCAGCCGCTCGAGCATTTTCGGGGAGATGTCGTCAATCCCCTCAACAGATGCCCTTTTTAACAACGGCATCGCTTCGCCACAGAAGTGGCACATCTTCATCTGCTTGACAAAGTGCTGGGGGGATTTGAGCCACCAGGCGTCATTGATCTCCCAGGCCAGATCGTTCACATCGAGAAGCATCGCTAACGCTCCTGCCACCTCGCAGAACCAGCCGCCTTTCGGATTAATGCAGGCAGACCAACTCTCCTGGACCCAGCACTTTGACACGAGATAGTCCTTGTACCATCCGGGCAGGTCGACTTCTTCCGACGCAACGAGAACCGGGTGGTGAAGGATATCGTCTCTCGTATGGTCGTTGATGAAAATATTGTCAAAGGTCTCGACGATGGTCTCTCGGTATCGTTCAAAACCTTTCGGCAGGGTAGTCCAGAGACCGCACCTTTCCTTTGGGATTACCGTCTGCATGTATCGGCAGATCTCCTCGAACTGGGGGTGAAGGAGAGGCTCCCCTCCCATAATCCCAACAATCTTCGGGAACTGTTTTAACGAATCGATCGCCGCCTTAACCTCTTCGAGTTCCATGAAATAGGGCTTTTCGTGATGGCCGCAAAGTCTCGTACAGTTCGAGCAGCTGTTTTGGCACCGATTTGTAATTTCTATCTGCACCGTTTCGTGATCTATGATGGACCTGATATGGGGCCTCTTTTCCGGGCGACTTGCCCTGTTTATTCAATAATCCATAACGAGCCAATACCAACCTGCTTGATAGTTACCCCAAGGGTCTCCATTACCTCGTCGCTGTCGAACATGTGCCAGTCATGGCCACAAACAAACTTTCTTGCTTTTGGTAACCAGGAAACGATATCTGTCATTACATCTCTGGTAATGTGCGATCCGTCGAGAAAGACCATATCGATGGAATCGTCAGAAAAGGTTCGGGCGGCATCGTAACTCGTGGACTTCAATGCTTTGAGGTTTGGAAACATGCCGACATTGGACAGAAATTTCTGATAGAGTTCGTTCTGCACTTTCGGTTTGTGACTATCAGGCAACTTACCCTGACTGCCCCGGAAGGTATCGACACACCAAACGGGGCCAAGACAGCCAGATAAAAGAGCATGGGCGCTTCTACCCTTCCAGCTTCCTACCTCGACGACCGAATTCATGGTAGCGGCTCTGTCGTGCAGCCAGATCAGCTCCTGGTCGTCCGTCCAGCCTTCGATGGTGTTTTTAGAGGGATCGTACCCCACCCCTAGACCTTCCATTCTTTGAGGGTCTTCTGGAGGTAGACGACTTTTTGTTCGATCGGCATCAGGTACTGGTGAGCCAGAAGACCCGGCCGGATGTTGAACTCGGTCATATCCGGAACAATCCTATGTTTCAGGCCATACCGTGCGATGTTTCGTGAGACGGCATAATCGTCGATCAGGTGACAGGGGGTTATGCCAAAGTTCGTCTCTTCGACGGTCGGGTAGATTTCGGCAATCGCCTCTTCGAGAGGAATGTCCAGGGGCTGATAGTAGTCCCGGCACCAGTCGGAGAAGAACGCCAGCCAGTTGCCCTTGCCGATAAACCTTCCGTCTCTCAAGGTATATTCGTTCGGCCGAAAGCGGTGAGGAACGAAATCTGAACCGTTCGATACTGTCGTATCTTTGCCCACCAGGGCGGTTACGTCAAAGAACTCCGGGTGGATCAGGGCATCGGCATCGATAAAGATGTTCCAGTCGTTCTTGTGTTCTTTCGACAGGTCATAGATCTGGAACTTCTCGTAGACCGGTGGCGCTTCTGGAAACTTTCTCTCACTAATCACATAAAAATCAGCCCCGATCTTTTCCGCATACCGTTTCATCAAGGGAAAGGTTATGTCGGTTATCTCGGGGGCGTAGTTATCAACAGCTAAGGTATAGAGGGTCTTTTTCAGACGGTTCACTTTTTAAGGGCCTTTCTCCTCCCAATAAAAAAACGGGGGCTTTTTAGGGCCCCCATGGAGGGTTAGCAGGTATAGGTGGAGTACGGAGCGGTATCAGGGTCGATTGCGGCTGCGATTACGTTCGTGGGTACCGTAACGACAACGACGTTGCTGGCAGCCCGGAAGGTAGCCACCGGTTAGC